CGCAAATGAATCGCGGGATGGTCGTCGAGGTGATCGTGGGCGAGCGCATCGTGCTCGAACCCACGACGCCCGATCAACAGATCGTGCTGACCATGGAGGCCAAGCACGGACAGCGCGGTCGTTTGCGCGTGCAATCTGCCCAGGCCGTGAGAGTTTCTCGGCCAGAAAAGGCAACTGCATAAGAGTTTTGATTGGCCGGTTGACTCTTGTGAACTTGCGGCGACCATTTTCGGATGGACACCCAAGAACTCACGCAAGAAAAGCTGCGCTCGGTGCTGCACTACGACGTGCACACCGGCGCGTTCACGTGGCTGATCGATCACGGGAACAGCAGGGGACCGCGGATCGGAAAGCCCGCGGGATCGCGCACCAAGGCAGGGTATGGCGTCATCAGCCTCAAGTTCATGGGCTGCGGCGTGCACCGATCGAACCGGTTGGCGCTGCTCTACGTCACTGGCACCTGGCCGGATATCGCGGACCACATGGACGGTCGCACCGAAAACGATGCGTCCGGCAACTTGCGGGACGTGTCGACTCAGATCAATTCGCAGAACCGGCGCGGCCCGACGGCAGCGTCGAAGAGCGGGGTTCTGGGGGTGCACTTTCGAGGCGACAGGAAAACTCGGCCGTGGCAAGCGATGCTGCGCACCGACTATCGCTTGAAGCACATCGGCTACTTCGAAACCAAGGAAAGTGCGGGCGAGGCGGTGCTGAGTTTCAAGCGACAGATGCACATTGGTTGCCTTCTTTGAAAAAAACTCCGCGTTCCGGTTGACGTTTTAGTTTTCTGTAGGACCATTCCCGCGTCAGTTAGACAAATCGCCTGCGCAGTAGTGCCGGCTCCGACTCAAACAGGAGCTTCACTACCATGGCACGCACCACAATCCTCCCGACCGATCCCAACAAGCGCAAGGCTTGGGCTGCAAAGGTCGCCGAGGACTCCGCACACGTTCAGTACTTCTCGCGCCTCGAAGGCGCCGAGGGCAGCGACTCCGCTGTCGTTCGCAAGACGGACCTCGAGAGTGGCGCAGGCGACGAAGTCGTCACCGCGCTGGTCGCAAAACTCCGCGGCGCTCCGATCACCGAAGGCAAGAAGCTGGAAGGTGCGGAATTCAAGCTGTCCAACGCATCGCACACGATGCGCATCAACGAGTTCCGCCAGGGCGTGAACATCGGCGCGCGCATCGAGCAATCGCGCGTTGGCTACAACCTCAAGAAGCAGGGTCGCGAGAAGCTGACCACGTACATCGCTGAGCTGTACGAGGAAGTCATCGCCATGGCCGCCTCGGGCGCTCGCGGCATCGGCGCGGAAATCTCGCACTTCCCGCTCGACTGGGTCGGCTACCCGAACGCCTTCCGCGCACCGGACGCCGCGCACTACTTCTGCGGCCCGCTGAACGACAAGGTGAAGAACACCCTGCTCGCCACCGACTTGATGAACCTCAAGACGGTCAACAAGCTGCGCACCAAGGCCAAGAAGATGCTGGGTGGCCAGCCCGACCAGGCGGTGCGCATCGCGCAGACGAGCAAGGGCGGCCGCAACTGCTACATCCTGGCCGTGATGCCGGAAGTGATGCAGGACATCCGCGACGACGTCGGCACCGCCGGCTGGTTCGATGCGCAGCGCGCGCTGACCGCCCAGGTCGGCAAGGAAGCCGAGATCTTCAAGGGCGGCGCCGGCATGTTCAACGGCGTGCTCATCGACGAGTTCGAAACCGGCGTGAAGTTCAACGACTACGGCGCCGGCGCCAACGTGATCGCGGCTCGCTCGCTGTTCATGGGTGCAAACGCTGTCGCGGTGGCGCACGGCACCAAGGGCCTCGCTGACGGCATGACCGTCGCGCTGTCCGAGGACACCGACGACCGCGGCCACGACTCGGTCCTCGACTTCGAAATCATCTTCGGCGTCGACAAGCCCCAGTTCAACGGCATGGACTACGGGATGGTGACCGTGGACACGTCCTACACCCAGTCGGTCTAACGAACCGCGCCCACAGGAGCTATCGACATGACCATCCGTCAATCCAAGCAATCGCTGTCGCGCGTGCCCGCGCTCTCGACCCCGGAGGCAAGCGATGTCGTGCCTCTGATCTTCGAGTACGTCTGCACGACCCTGGCGAACATGGCGCTCAACGACATCATCGAGATGGGCGCGCTGCCGGCCAACTGCGTGCCTGTCGCCCCGCCGATTCTGGTCTGCGACGACATCGACACCGGCACCACGCTGACCCTGTCGCTGGGCATCATGAGCGGCGACTACCTCGGTGGTCAGCTGGACTCGGCAGGCGCTGCCCGCACCTGCGGCGCTGAATTCCTGAACGCCTCGACTGTCGGCCAGGCCGGCGGCATGGTGACCTCGGCGCTGCCGGGCGGCCTGCAGCTGTCCCCGACGCTGTACGACCGCGCGATCGGCGTCAAGATCGCGGCCGCGGCGACCGGCGTCACTGCCGGCGCCAAGATTCGCGTGATGATGCTCGTCGCGCCTGCCCCTGTCGGCATCTAAGCGACATGGGCTCGCGCGGACCCAAGAAGGGGTTCAAGCTCGCGAAGAAGCAAGGGGCGGCAACGCCCCTTTCTTCCATCGCGACGCCTGAAACTCCGCCCGTCGTGGCGGCGGCGGCCGCATCGACCGATGCGCCGCCGGCGCCGCCGCCTGCACCCGCTGCACCGCGGCGCAAGCCCGTCGTGCTGTCCGCCGAGGACCGCGAGAACCCGCACAAGCTCAAGGGCGCCGCGCTGCGCGAGCTCGCGCACAAAAACGGCATGGCCAAGTCGGAAATCGACGGCATGCCCGAAGAGAAGCTGCGTGAGCAGATGCAGCGCTTCACCGTGCGCCGCTACGAAGACCTCGAGGTCGCCTGACCATGGCTTCGACTGTGCTCGTTCGGGAGGTGCTATATCGCGCGGGCGTGCTGCTGCAGGACATCGCGCCGCAGTTTCATCGCTTCCCCGAGCGCGATCAGGTCGACCTCTTCAACGATGCGCAGCTGGCCATCACGAAGTTCCTGCCCGCGGCCTGTTCGATCATCGCCGCGATCAAGCTCAAGCCGGGCACGCGCCAGAGCATCGAGAAGATTCTGGCCGCCGAGTGCAAGTTCTTCGACGGCACCAGCCCCGCCGCGGACCTCTTCGGCACGCAGATCATCGAATTCATCCGCAACATGGGCGCGGATGGCCTGACGCCGGGCAAGTCGATCCGCATCACCGAGCGCGAGATTCTCGACTCGCAGAGCCCGGATTGGCACACGTACACCGGCACTTCGGTACGGCAGTTCACGTTCAACCCGCTCGTGCCGCGCAGCGCCTACGTCACGCCTGGCGTGACCGGAACGATGTGGGCCGAGGTAGCGATGACCGTGCAGCCCACGAAGGCGCCGCAGACCGTCACGCCGGGCACGAACCGCTACCTGATCGATGGCTCTGACGCCACGGTCATCAGCGTCAACGACGAACACGTCGACGACCTGGTGAACTACATCGTCGCGCGCGCCAACATGAAGGATCTCAAGTGGGCGGACGCGGGCAAGGGCGCTGCGTTCGCGCAGATGTTCCTCACGTCGCTCAACGCCAAGGTCGTGGCACTCGGCGGCGCGAACCCGAACCTGTCGCAGCTTCCCTTCGCTCCTGATCCCCTCGGGAGGGCGAAGTGAAGTACGAGGACTTCCTCACCCACGTGGTGCCCTACGTCGAGGGCTGCCCCGATCTGGTCGCGCTCGACCACATCGAGAAAGCCGCGCGCGAGTTCTGCGGGCGCACGCTGTGCTGGAACCCCGAGCCGCGCTGGTTCGCTGCTGATGCGACGCTCGACCAGTACCCGCTGGACCTGACCGACGACATCGAGCTCGTGAAGGTGCTCGGCGTGAGTGTCGACGGCACCGAGATCAAGGTCGAGACGACGGTGCGCGGTCGCAGCCGCCGGCGCAATGGCGACAGCGGCCCGTTCGCCTACGTGGAAGACCGCGCCGACATCGTGCTGGTGCCGGTGCCGAGCGGCAGCACGACCGAGTTCATCGTCGACATGGCCATCAAGCCCGCTCTCGGCACGACCGAGTTTCCCGACGAACTCGTCGAGTACGTGCCCGACATCGCACACGGCGCGATCGCGTCGCTGTGCCGGTTGCCGCGCAAGGCCTGGACCGACATGGCGCTGGCCGGCGTCGAGCAGGGCCTGTTCAACAACCGAATCCTCTCTGTCGGGCTGCTGGTGGGCAACGGGTCGAGCAACAGCTCGCGCCGGCGCGCGCCCCAGTTCATCTGATCGCTGGGAACCAACATGACCCGCCTGACCCAACTGCGCTATCTCACCGCCGCCCAATGGACCGACCTCAATCCGGTTCTGCGCGCCGGTGAGCCCGGCATCGAGTCGGACACGCAAAAGACCAAGTACGGCGACGGCTCGAGCGACTGGAACAGCCTGACGTATGCCTCGGGCGGCGCCGGTGGCGGCGGCGCTTCTGCGTTCACCGACCTCAGCGACAAGATCACCGCGAACATCGCCGGCACCAACAACTCGGTGAAGCTGGTCAAGGACACGGCCGACTCAGCCGCTGCCGGCGCGAGTACCGCGCAGACCACGGCCGCGAATGCCGCTGCTGCGGCGGCGACCGCCCAGGCCACGGGTTCGAACGCGGGCACGACCGCGGCCACAGCCCAAGCGACGGCCACCGCGGCCGATACCAAGGCCACGACCGCGCTCACCAACGCCAACAGCGCGGTGGCCACCGCGACCAACGCTGCGACGGCTGCGAACAGTGCCGTGACCACGGCAAACAACGCTGCTGCGGTCGCCGCTGCTGCCGCTGCTGCGGTGGCGAGCAAGGCCGACCAGCTGAACGAGTCGGCCGTCTCGTCGTCGCGCAACCTCACCGCCGCCGACTTCGGCAAGATCCTTGTCAACAGCAGCGGCTCGAACGTCTCGCTGACGCTGCCGGCCGGTCTGAACCCCATCGTGGGCGCGCTGCTCGGCTTGAAGCGCACCGGCTCGGGCACGCTGACGCTGATCGCCAGCGGCACGAACGTGCGCAACCTGCCTGGCGCGTCGGTGCCTCAGTACGAGACCGACTTCGTCATCTGGTCCTCGGGCGAAACCTACAACTACGACGCCGAGACGCCGATCACCGGCTCGGCCGCGCCGCTCACCATCACCTCGATGCAGGTGCCCAACGGCGCGCCGAACACCGTGATCCTCACGATGTCGCGCAACGTGTACGGCGGCCTGCCGGGTCCGACCGCATTCGTCGTCAACGTGGCCGCCGGCGCGCGCGTGACCACCGGCATCGCGCTGACCGATGCGACGCACATCACGCTGACGTTCAACGGTGCCGCGGTGACGAACGGCCAGGCGGTGACCTGCGCCTATACCGAACTGACCACCGGCCGCGTGGTGAGCCTCGACTCGGGCACGCCGCTGGCCAACTTCGGCGCGACGGCCGTCACCAACAACGTGGGCGCTTCGGTGCCAGCGCAGGTGACCGGCCTGACGCTGAACACGCCGACGACCACGACGCAGCCGCTCACGTGGACCGCGCCTGCCGGCACGCCGACCGACTACCTGATCGAGTACAAGGCCAGCGCCTCGGGCATCTGGCTCACCTACACCGACGGCGTCAGCACCGCGACGACCGCGACCGTGACCGGGCTCATCGCGAACACCGGCTACGACTACCGCGTCAGCGCCATCAACGCGATCGGCACCGGCACCGCGTCGGCCACGGCCACCGGCAACACCGCAGTGGGCGGCTCGCCTCCCGGCCAGGTAACAGGTCTCACGCTCGGCACCGCGACCAGCACCACGCAGCCGCTGTCGTGGACTGCTCCTTCGGGCACGCCGACCGACTACATCATCGAATACAAGGCGAGCTCGTCGGGCACGTGGCTCACCTTTGCCGATGGCACCAGCACCACCGTCAGCACGACGGTGACCGGCCTGCTGGCCGCGACCTCCTACGATTACCGCGTCAGCGCGGTCAATGCGTCGGGGACGGGCACCGTGTCTGCCACCGGCACCGGCAGCACCGCCGGCGGCCTGACCACCGACTTCCCGCGTCTTTCGTCGCACTCGGGCGCCACGGAAAGCGGCGGCTCGGGCGCGGCATGGAACTACGACGCGACCGGGGACACCGCCTGCGGTGTGAGCGACAAATCGCTGACGCTTGCGCAGGACGGCGCCTTCGAGTTCACGCTGCGCGGCGCGGTCGGGTTCAGCTTCTTCGGTCTCGACGAAACCAACACCGCGCAAGACCCCACGTCGATCTTGTACGGCATGTACTCGTCGAGCGGCGACTTCATCGCCGACGAAGGTGGCTCGGTGTCGGTGCCGATGAACCGCGACGACACGCTCGTGCCTGCGGTTGGCAATGCCGGCCGCTATGTGTGCGTAGGTCCTACGGTGCTCGGGCAATTGAAGCAGGGCAGCGTCTACACGACGATGCATCGCTTCCCGCGCGCGCGCGCCGAGACGCTGTTTCCTGGCACCCGCGCGTTCGCCGCGCCGACCGGTTGGTCGATCACCCGCACGCTCGGCCTGGTGCTCGGCCCGAAGTGGACCGACGGTCTGACCAAGGTCACGATCGACGGCAACTCGCTGAGCGCCAACGACGACGGCCGCTCTGGTATCGGCACGCTGCTGCTCGACCTGTCGCCGCTGGTCGGATCGAACACGCCCGTGGCCAATGTGGCAGTCGTCAATCAGACCATCCGCATGATGAACGGCCTCGACGGCGGCAGCGCGGCCGACTTCGACGCCGCCTTCGACGCGAGCAAGACGAACAACATCGGCATCCTGTGGGAAGGCCTGAACTCGATCCTGGCCGGTCGCACGTACACCCAGGCAGCGACCGACCTCGGCGACCTGATCGCCGCGCGCCGCGCGACCCATCCGTCGTGGAAATTCATGGCGGTCACGACGGCGCCATGCGCCGGCAACTCGGCCGACCAGACCGCGCGCAACGTGCTCAACACGGCGCTCAAGAACTTCAACGACTACATCATCGCCAACCGCGTCGCGCTGGGCATCGATGTCGTCTGCGACATCCGCCAGGCCGGCAGCATCTTCGATTTCGCAGGCGACTACAGCGTCGCGAAGTTCGACGCTTGCCCGGCTGATTGGGCCGAAGGCTCGGGCCTGCAGGTCCATTTCGGCTACCGCGGCCACCGCGTCGTCGCCGAGTACATCGCGGCCTCGCTCAACACGATGGGGATCACCTGATGGGCCAGCGCACGGTTCAAGTTCTGCGGCGCCTGTTCTCTGCGGGCGTCATCACTGGCGGTCCCGGTGGCGGTGGTGGCGGCACCAACGTCGTGACGTTCAACGGCGTCGCGGTCACGTTCAACGGCGTTGCTCTCACCTTTGGAGGCTGACCCATGCCTGAAATCACCACGACCGGCGATGCACCTGGCGGGTTGACCGTTCAGAAGGTGCTCGGCACCGACGGGAACAACCTCTATCTGTTCCCGGTGTCGCCGCCGAACACAGAGCGGATCACCTACGTCAACGCGAGCCGCGCGATCACCGCTGCCGATCTGAACGGCGGCGGTGTGCTCGTGTCGACCAGCCCCGTGACCTGCGTGCTCACGCTGCCGACCATGTGGCGCCTCGGCAAGAACCACGCGAACACGAAGGCGATCATCTTCGCGGTGTGCCGCGAAGGCCTCGGTCTGCTGCTCATCACGCCCGCGAAGTACAAAGGCTCGTTCGCGAGCCAGGCGGCGATGCTGGCCATGCCATCGGCCGCGCCGGAAGACTACTGCTGGCGCTCCGACGCGAACGGCGGCGCCGGGCAGATGTTCATCCTGACCACGGGCCTGCCGAACGTGCTCGCGAACTGGGTGGCTGTGCCCCCCGGCGACGCGAACCGCCCGGTGATTCCGACCGGCACAGACGACGGCGTGATGGTCAATTGGGGCCTCACGTCGCAGTACGACCCGCAGTATCTCGAGCAGGACATGACGGTGGCCATCGAGTCGAAGTCGCTCGACCACTGGAAGGGCGGCTGAGATGGCGAAGCCCGTCCTCACGCTGGCTCTGATCGCGACGGACACCGCCGCGATCGACGTGTCTGCGGCCACGTCGCGCAATGGCGTGTACGACGAGCAGCAGGGCTACAACGGCGCGGACTGGTGCATCTTCGACAACCCAGGCAACTACATCACCAAGCGCCAGAACTATCAGACCTGCATCCCGGTGGAGTTTCACGACACTGGCGCGGCACCCGGCACCACCGGCGGCTTCGGCGACAACAACGCGATTTATTTCACCGCTGACCAGCTGGACGGCGACGTCACGCCGGGCATGCAGTCGAGCACCACGGGCTTGCGCGCCTACAACTTCGCAGCGAGCCAAGCGAACTGCGGTGTGAAGTACGACATCCCCGCGACGGCCGACCTGCAGAGCTTCTTCTTCCGCGGCACGATTTTCGACGCCGGCGCGACCTGGCGCGTGAGCGCGCTGCTCACCGATGGCAGCGCGGCGCCGCCCGTCACGATCGACCTGCCCGTTGGCGGAAAGGCGTGGTTCCGCTGCGACTTCCGATCGCTTCCGCCAGGTGCGCGCCTGCAGATCGACGTGCGCCGCGTTGGCGCACCGGCGACGGTCAGCACCTTCTCGCCGCGCCTCAGCTACACGACCGTGCCCATCCCGCGCAAGTTGCCGCGGCGCTGGGCGATTCATCGCCGCATGACCCACGTGCTCGGAGCCTGACGTGACCCGAATCCTTGCCCGCTTCTTCGCCATCGTCGGCCTGCTGCTCGCGTGCGGCATGGCCTCGGCTCAGTTCGACGTCTCAGGCGGCGGCACCGGGCCCGCTTCGGTCGCGCCCTCATACCTGATGCCGCCGGGCAAGATCTACATCAACAACGCGACGATGCGCAAACGCGGCATCCACTACAGCGTGCCGCGCGTGAAGATTTCCTGCACCGGCCCGGCCGGCTGCGGCGACCTCGTGCCTGCAGCTGCTGACGCGAAGGGTGGGGCGTTCCGCATTTCGTGCTTCTTCTCGCACGTGGGCTACGACGACCCGATCGTGTGGCCAGGGCGGCCGGGGATGTCGCACTTGCACATCTTCTTCGGCAACGACACCACCTCGGGCACGACCGACGCCGCGAACATGACAACGCGCGGCAACTCGACGTGCACCGGCGGCATCCTGAACCGCACTGGCTATTGGGTGCCGGCGCTGGTCTATCACTGCCCGGCCGGCGAGCTCGGCTGCGATCGCTCGCGCGATGGCGAGATCCAGTACTCGACTGGCAATCAGGTTTACTACAAGAGCGAGAACAACTACACCACGAACCCGGCGATGACTGTCGGGCTCGAGTGGCCCGCGCCTGGGCTGCGCATGATCGCCGGCGACCCGAACAGCACGGCGCTGATGGACAGCAACCTCATCCGCATCGCATGTGGCCTGTTCTACGACCACATTCCGACGACGGCGGAGGCCAACGCGGCAGGCGGCGCGCCGATCTGTGGCAAGAACGGCGGCACCGCTGGCATGGACATGCTGGTGTACTTCCCGCAGTGCTGGGACGGCGTCAACCTCGACAGCCCCGACCACAAGCAGCACCTGGCCTTCAAGGACGGCAACGCCGGTTGCACGAACCCGGCCTATCCGCACCTGCTGCCGGACATCTCGTACAACGTTCACTACGTTTTCGAGAACAACGCGGACCTCGATCACCTTCGGTTGTCGAGCGACCAGCCCAAGGCCGACGCGATCGCGAAGGCTGGCGTGTGGGCATGCGCCTCTGCTGCGAAAAACTGGTGCGCTGGCGCGTCGCTGCACGGCGACTGGGCGAACGGGTGGAGCACCACGCCGTTCACCGTGGCCGGCGTCGCAGGCAGCTACGTCATCACCGACCTGATCCTGAACAAGTGCTTGCGCGGGCTGCTCACCGGCCCGACCGCCGGCGTGGGCCAGGACTGCCACGTGAACCTGCTCGGCAATTTCGACACCGCGCATCCGAACAACTACTTCTGGATGTACTGAGGGCACGCCATGAAACGCTTCGTCTACCTCATCCTCGCGCTCGCGCTGGTCGCATGCGTGCTGCCGTTCGCGGCGCTGGCCGATGCTGTGCTCATCAACGGCTACGTGGTGACCACCGGCAGCCCTGGTCTGTTCGCAGGCGCTGGCACCGGCAGTGCCATCGCGGTCGGTTGCGCGCCGGCGCAGGCCGTCGGTGCGAAGGCGGTCGCGAAAGAGACGGCCTACACCTGCAAGACGCCATTGAAGGTCGCTCCGCAGGCGAAGAAGCCTGCCGACAGATCGCAGGTCGTTCAATGCGCCGCCGGGTACAACGGTTCGTACACGCTGAGCCAGACCTCGGCCTTCGATCTGGCCACCAACACCTGGCCATTCACCGGCGTGTGGCTTCCGACGACTCCGCCCGATGGCGCATGCGTTCCCATCAAGCCCCCGCAGCCTCCCGACGTGGTGACGACCAACTCGTGCGCGCCGCTGCTCGGCTCGTGGACCTCAACTGTCACGACGGCCTACAACACTGCGACGAACTCGTGGGACAAGCAACCCGCGACGCCGAGCTGGGCGCCCGCAGGCGCGTGTACCGCGCCGCCTCCGCCAGTGACCGTGACGCAAATCCCGACCGTCGACAGAACCAAGTTGCCGGCGGCCGCTGTTGGGTTCTCGAGCCCGCGCCGCCAGCCAGCGCCATATCCGTTCAACTCGTTCGCCACCGCGGCCACGAGCCAACTGCCGGCGCTGCCGATCGGCCCGCAATCGCCGAACGCTGACGTGATCGGTGCCGTGCGCATCGGCTGCGGCTACTCGCACATGAACTTCGACGACGCGATCGTCTATCCGGGGCAGAAGGGCGTCTCGCACCTGCACGTCTACTTCGGGAACACGATGGCCGATCGCGACCTCGCGTCGCTGAGCATCACCCAGGTTGGAAACTCCACCTGCTCGGGTGGCACGTTGAATCGGTCGGCCTATTGGGCGCCCGCGATGATCGACACGACCGACGGCTCGCCGGTGACGCCCTCGGCGCTGCTCGTCTACTACAAGACGGGGTACGGCGGCGTGAAGCCGGCCGATGTGCACGCTGTTCCGACCGGCCTGCGCTTCATCAGCGGCCTGTCTGCCGGCAACCCGAAGGCACCAAGTGGCGCGGGCCGCTTCGCATGCGTGGGCGGCAATCAGGGTGTGGGCTGGCAGACCACCATCCCGGCGCGCTGCTTCGCCGACAACAAGATGATCATGGAAGTCGACTTCCCGCAGTGCTGGGACGGGAAGAACCTCGACAGCCCCGATCACAAGTCGCACATGCACGAGGCCACGGGATCGGGCTGCCCGACCTCGCACCCAGTCGCGCTGCCGGCGATCGCCTACGAGATCTACTACGACATGCCGGCCGACCTGAGCCGCATGGCGAAGTGGCGCCTGTCGAGCGACAACTACAGCGCGGCCGACGGCCCTGGCGGCTACAGCGCGCACGGCGACTACATGATGGGCTGGGACGTGGACGTGATGAAGACCTTCATCACGCTGTGCGACAACGCGTCGAAGGACTGCCACGCGAACCTGCTTGGCGACGGCACCTGGCTGTACTGAGGCAAGCATGAGCCAAGACAACGACCACATCAATCAAGACCAGCCGCGCCGCCGCATCGTGGCGTGGATGCCGGACTTCACCGCCGGCAACCTGACGTTGATCTTGACGGTGCTGGGCGGCTTCTATCACTTCGGCGGCACGCAGGCCACGCTCGCGGCCGAGCAGATCAACATGAAGGCTGCGGCTGCTGCCGAGATCGCGCGCAGCAAGGAAGCGAACTCCGAGGTCAAGCAGTCGGTCAGCGCACTCGACGCAAAGATGAGCGCGGTGAACGACAAGCTCGGGCTCATGGCAGTGACGATGGCAGAGATTCGCGCCACGCAACAACAGAGGGCCAGCAAATGAAACTCATCGACAACGCCGGCAAGGCATGGCGGATGTTCAGCGTGCAAGCGATGACCCTGGCGGCCGCACTCCAAGGCGTGTGGGCCGAGTTGCCGGCCGACCTCAAGGCCGACCTTCCGCCCAACATTGTTCACTGGGTCTCGCTCGCTCTGCTGGTGGCCGGCATCGTTGGCCGTCTGGTGGTTCAAGAGAAGGTGCAACAGCCATGAACCTCAGCGATCGCTCGACCCGCATGCTCACCGGCGTGCACCCTGATCTCGTGCGCGTAGTGCAGCGGGCCGCGCAGGACACGGATCTCGATTTCATCGTGACCGAAGGCGTGCGCACTGTCGCGCGCCAGGCGGAGCTCTTCGCCGCGCACGCGACGCGCACGATGAAGAGCCGGCACATTCCGGACTCGAACACGTGCCACGTCGGATGCGCCGTCGACCTGGCGGCGATGGTCGGCGGCGAGGTGCGCTGGGATTGGCCGCTCTACGACC